GGAAGCGGTGGCGGCGGGCAAGGTGCAACTGTTCCCCGGAAGCGAACAACGCCAACCGGACAGCCCGTTACCGCTGACCGGCAACCACCGCATTGCCGTCGTCTCCAGCCCGGTCGTCTTTGACCAGGCGACGCTGGACAAGATGGACATGGTACGGAGGCGGTAATGCGCTTTGCGGTGAGTACCGACGGGCTGGATGAGGCGCTCGGCACGCTGCGGCTGCTGGCGGCGAAGGGCAAAAACCTCTCGCCAATGCTGGATGAACTGGGGCAGGACGAAAAAGCGCGGGTACTGATGCGCTTTGAGCACGGCGAAGCACCGGACGGCACAACGTGGCAGGCACTAAAACAGCCGCGCCCACGCGGGGGCGACAAGCCATTGCAAGACACCGGCGTGTTGATGGGTTCCATCACCGCGCAAGTGCACGGCAACACCCTGCAAGTCGGCAGCGCGACCGATTACGCCCACTATCACCAGTTTGGCACAAAGCACATCCCGGCGCGCCCGTTTCTGGGCGTCACCGACGACCTGCTCGCCAGCATCAAGGAGCTGACCCATGCCTACTTCAACCTTTGACGTCAATGCCGCCTACGCGCCCATCGCCGAGCGGCTGAAAACTGTGGACGGGGTGCGCGCTGTCTGCGGTGCCAACGATCTTGCCCAGGTCATCAACGGCAAGACCACCGGCACGGACGGCTATGTCTATCTCATCTTTGACGGTATCGCGCCCAGGGGCGAGGCGGGTAATGGCCGCCACCAGCAAATCACCGTCACCTACAGCGTCATCGTGGCCTCGCAAAACTACCAGCGCGACGGGATGCCGGCGGGTGTCGGCACGCTCATTGGCGGTGTCATGCAGGCGTTGGCAGGGTTCGCCCCGCTGGATGACGACCCGCGCGCACGGCAAACCCTGCAAATGGTACCGGGCGAGCGGGCGGTGTACGCCTACGGGCTGAGCCTCTACCCACTCAAATATCAACTTAATCTCAATTTCCAATCACAGGAGAAATAACATGGCAGCACAACTGCGACACGACGGCTTTATCGGCGAAGGTACCTTGTACATCCGCCGCCTTGACCGTACCGACCTCGGCCTGATTCAGGTGGGGAACGCCACAGAATTATCGGTCTCATCAGAAGTGGAAGTAAAAGAGCGCATCTCGAAAATGCGCGAGAACTACGGCGCGGTCTTGAACACCGTCATCCTGCCGAAATCCGGCGAGCTGAAAATCACCCTCGACGATTTCAACGAGGAGAACATGGCGATGGTCTTCCAGGGCGCGCTGAAACGCGAACAGATGACCGCGCAAACCGTCTCTGATGAAATGGTGGATGTGGATTTGGGGCGTTATTTGAAGCTCAAACACGGTTATCTCACTGAGACCGACACCACCGTGAAAAAGTCCGACGACACGCCGATTGCAGCTGAACACTACGAGGTGCATCACCGCCTCGGCATGATTAAGCTCAAAGACACCGCAGGCGTGGCGAAAGGCGACAAAATCAAGGTCAGCTACAAGACGGCAAACTGGGAGGCGTGGGTCATCCAAGCCAACACCGACAGCCAAATCAAATGCGAGCTGGTATTGGATGGGCGCAACCGCGTCAATGGTGCGGACGTCAAACTGCACATCCCGAAGGCAACCTTGTCAGCGAGTGGCGCGTTCAACTTCTTCTCTGACGACTTCAACACCATCGAGCTGTCAGGGCGCCCGGAAGTACCGGAAGGACAAACCAGCCCGTTCACGGTAACGATTAAGCCGAAGTAAGGAGATACATATGAAAATCCGTGCCATCAAACCCTTCACCCATTCCGACCGCAGCTTTGCGGTCGGCGATGTTGTGGACGCATCCAACGCCGCTGGCAAATGGCTCATCGCCCAAGGCGTTGCCGTGGAAGTGAAAGAAGACAAACCGCGACCGGCGCAATAGAAAACCGCGCACGGCACGGGCGATGCTAGGCGGGAAACATCCCCCAACACAGGAATGAAAGCATGGCTACAATCAAATGCCCGTACTGCGCCGGTGAAATCGAAACCGGCAAACAAAAAGGCGAACTCATCCGCTGCGAACACTGTCACAAACCGTTCGAGATAGGCGTCACCCGCCCACGACCCGCAGCAGCTCCACCAGCGGCTTCAACTCCTGCACCTGCTCGTCATCGGGAAAAACCGGCGCAGGACATCAGCGCGACCGAGTTTGCTGGCGGACTGGGTATCGCCAAGTTTGTCGCGTTCATCGGCTGGTTTGTGATATTCATCGCATTGCTGACATTCCTCACGGCCCTGTTCAGCGACAAAGGCATGGTTGGCGTCGCACTTGCTATCGGCGCGCTGGTGTCGGGATGCAGCCTGCTGCTGTTCGCCCATATTGCCACCGCGACCATGAAAACCGCAGACTATGCCCGTATTACCGCGCTGAACTCGATGGAATAAACCGTGTTTACCTTCTTTGATTTCGACCCCGATGCTCCGCAGTTTGTGGCTGATTATGAGACCGCCTGGAAAATTGTTACTTCGCAACTGGAGATGGATAGAAACCAACTCGACAGCATTAAGGCAGCGGTACGGCAGCGGTTTAATATCGGTATTGAAGCAATATATCGGGATATCAAAACCTTATTTCTTGAAAAGGAATGGGGGTGGCGAAACTTGGATGCGTATATTGCGCATTTCAGGACACGTCCATATATGCCGTATATGCTCGAATGGGCAGCAGAATACTATGATATTCCGCAGAATCCCGATATAGATACTGCATTATCATGGTTTACCGTTGCCGAACTGAAAAAATATTGCAAAGCGGTCGGCCTGTCTGCTCCCGGGAAACGGGAAGACATTGAAAACGCTATCCGCACGGAAGGCAGCTTTCTTGCAGCATGGTCTGGCGAAATTGCTCAAAGGCGCAGGGAGAAAGAAGAGAAAAAATCTTTATCCGACAAGAGAAAACGGGCAGAAATCCTGATTCATTACGTTGTTTTTCTTTGTGATGCACAAGGCAGGATACGGGATATTAAAAAGGCTTTTGCCAGCAATCCTGCTGCAGAAGTTGTTTTTATGGATTGCCATGATGAGGGGGAGTACGATTTCTACAAAAATATTACTGCAATTGATGAAATGCATTACCCGCCATTTTTCCCCGGAGACCGGGTAATAACGATGATATTTAGAAATCGTGAAAAAGTACCTGCAGGTAGGAGAATATTGCAAACACCGTGGAAATAATTCATTCAAGCCCCTTGCATTCGCAGGGGCTTTTTCGTATAGTGCGCACAAGGCTTCAAAACCTTTCCAAAAGCGGTTTCCGCACCCGTCAGAATTGCGGTTTTTTTGTGTCCGTGCTCCATCGTTCGTTTCGCATGGCTACAGGATTTTACCGATTTGTTATGGTCGGGAGGGCGAGGAATATAACACCCGCAAGGGGAATAACTCCGGCCTACTTTTGGAGGTTTTTGAACGTCCCGACCGCCCGCAAAGGGCAACTTCAAAATAACCAAAAGGTAAAATCATGAAAAACACAATGCAAACCGTGGATTTCCACGGGCAAACCCTTATCACCATCTCCCACGACGGCAAACATTACGTTGCCATGAAGCCCATGTGTGAAAATATCGGGCTTGATTGGCGCGGACAGCGTGAGCGTGTGCTGCGTAACGAGGTGCTTAAATCAGTTGTGCTTATGACACGCACAACTGGCAACGATGGCAAAGAATACAGTATGTTGTGCCTGCCGCTGGAATACCTGAACGGCTGGCTGTTCGGAGTGGACGTTACCCGCCTGAAGAACCCGGAAGCGCGCACTACCCTCATCCGTTACCAGCGCGAATGTTTCAAAGTGCTGTACGACTACTGGCACAACGGCAAGGCAGAAAACCCCCGCCGCACCACGCCGGACGAACGTGCCGGACTGCGCCAGGCGGTAACGATGCTCACCACCAAACGCGGACTGATGCACGATGAAGCCTACCGCCTCATTCACCAGCGCTTCAACGTCTCCCACATCGAAGAAATCCCGGCGGAACAGTTGCCGCAGGCAGTTGAGTACATCCACCGTCTGGCGCTGGAAGGTGAACTCTTGCCGCCACCGGAAGACAAGAACGCCGACGACATCCGTCGTCATCAAGTGTCGGCAATCAGCCTGATGCACGTCGGGCGGCTACGCTTTGAGGAGCAGAAAAAAGCACTCTTGCGCCTGCGCGACCTCACGGCACAGGCGCATGAAAGGCTGAAAGCGGCGCTTGCCGAAACCCGCGCCACCCTCGACCTGACCAACGACATTTTGTACGGCAGCGGTGCGATTTGGGA